CCCGAACACCAAACTGAAGTACGACGCCAAAAGTTCTGGTAAGTGGCAGACGGCCGCAGGCGGGCAGTATTACGCAGCAGGTGACGGTGGCGCTCTTGCAGGCCGTGGTGCAGACCTGGCCATTATTGATGACCCTATATCAGAGCAGGACACTACGGACGGGGCGTTTGAGCAGTGCTGGGAGTGGTTCCAGTCTGGCCCTCGACAGCGTCTTCAGCCCGGCGGCATCATTGTTATCATAATGACGCGCTGGAGCAAGAAAGACATGGTCGGTAAGCTGCTTGCGCGGATGGCGAAAGACGCCATGGCAGAGCAGTATGAGTACATTGAGTTTCCGGCCCTGATCTACGAGGAGGGCTACGACGGCAACGACGACCACATTATTGACTCGCTGTGGCCTGAGTATTGGAACAAGGAAAGCATGCTGGCGGTGAAGCGGGCTATTGCGCCTCATCTGTGGAACGCACAGTACATGCAGAACCCGACCGGCAAGGGTTCGACAATAATCCCGAAGGAGCAATTTAAACGGTGGCCGTCGGATCGCCCAATACCGACCGCAGAGTTTTTGCTGCACTCCTACGACACGGCGTTTGAGCAAAAAGAGAACCGCGACCCTACCGGCTTTACAAAATGGATAGCGTTCCGGCCTATAGGGCTTATCGACGGCATCCGGTACGACGGTTCAAAAATGCACTTTCTGTGCGTTGGTTCCCTGAAGAAGCGACTGGATTTTCCCGAGCTCAAGCGCATGGCCATCGCACAATACCGGGCGGACAGGCCTGATTGTGTTGTCATTGAGAAGCGGGCATCAGGACTGCCATTTGCGCAGGAGCTGTGGAAGGCGGGGCTCTTCGTAGAGACGTTTACTCCACACCGTGGCACCGGTGACAAAGCCGCCCGCCTGAACGCGGTGTCGTCAATGTTTGACGAGGGGCTGGTGTGGGTCCTTGACGGGCCGTTGTGGGCGGAGGAGCTTATTGATGACGTTGTTGGGTTTCCGAACATGGAGAACGACGACCTGGTTGACTCTATGACAATGGCGCTGAACAAGTTTAAACGCGGAAACCTCGTGTCGTTTAAGACCGACGAAGAGGACGACGACGACGCCCCGCCACGTAGGTCGAGACGTTTCTACAACGTCTAAACCTGCTATCATCACCAAAACACAGTTTAGGAGGCACCTCCATGGCAGCTGAAAATATAACAGCCCTTAGCGACGTTCGGTCTTTGGTGTCCGGTATGGCGCCGGAGGAAGAAGTTGACGGCATGCTTGAGGACGATACCGAGCTGGAGATCGAGGTCGACTTCGACGAGGAAGGTGACTTTGAAGATCCTGACTTGCTGATGGCTGAGCCGGAGATGAAGCACGGCGACAACCTTGCCCGATACATTCTGGATGGAGAAGACGGTGAACGGGTGCTTGCGGATCTTGGGCAGCAGATACTGGACGCTGTAGCCGCAGACGAAGAGACCAGAGCTGAGTGGAAGGAGGTCTTCCAGGACGGCTTGAAATTGATGGGTGTGCGAGGCACTAACTCCGGAGAGCTGAACGCGGACGAAGGCAACGACGAGCTGTTCGAGGGCGCCAGTCAGTTGTTCCATCCGCTGGTCACAGAGGCATGCGTTCACTTCCAGTCTGAAGCGCTGAAGGCCATGCTGCCCCCTCACGGCCCTGTAGGCACCAAAGTCCTTGGTGCAGAGACGCCAGAGAAGATGGAGCAGGCCAGCCGGGTCAAAAACTACCTTAACTACCAGGTCACAAACCAGATCAAAGGGTACTTCGAGGAGCACGACAAGCTGCTTATGTACGTCGCAAAGTCCGGATCTGCGTTTAAAAAATGCAGCTTTAACGAGACCAAACAACGAATTGAAGTCTGCTACCTGCCCGCAGAAGACGTGACAGTGCCTTACAACACAAAGTCGATGTCAGACGCGGCCCGTATCTGCCACACGGAGCGCAACATCAGTGCTGACGAGATAGCACACCGTGTGGCAAGTGGCCTCTACCTGGACACGCCGCTGTCACCAGCAAACGACGCGCAGGAGGATGAGGTACGCAAGACTCTTGACGCGCAGGAGGGCGTGACTAAGCCCACAACACTGCTCAACGAGGATTATTACACAGTACTGACAGTGCTTGCCGAGACAGTTATCCCTGAGTTTGAGGATGACAGAGACGGCTTGAGTGCGCCTTACATCCTCCACATCGAGGAAGACTCCGGCACCGTGCTGGGCATCTACCGCAACTGGCGTGAGGGTGATGGGGCCTATGAGCGTCGGGATTACTTTGTGCATTACCCCCTGGTGCAGTCGGACGGCTTCTACGGCTATGGCTTTATCCACTTGCTGGGACAGCTTGCTAAAGGTGCGTCTTCGGCACTGAGGCAGCTGCTTGACGCAGGCACGCTAAGTAACTTGCAGGGTGGCTTTAAACGCAAAGGCACACGCATCGAACGTGACGGTGAGCCGTTCGTGCCCGGGGAGTACCGGGACGTCAGTGTGCCTGGTGAACGAATCTCTGACAGCATTATGCAGCTGAGTTTTAAAGAGCCGTCGAACGTCCTGTACCAGCTGATGGGGTTCCTGATTGACTCTGGTCGCCGGATGGTATCCCTCACAGACCTTAACGTCGGTGATGGCAATCAGGAGGCGCCGGTCGGCACGACTATCGCGTTGCTTGAGCGCGGCATGAACGTCATGTCAGCCGTCCACATGCGCCTGTGTAGGGCGCAGAAGCAGGAGTTGCAGATTATCGCCCGGCTGTGTGCAGAGCACCTGCCAGAGAGCTACCCTTACGACGTGCCGGGCGAGACCCGGGAGGTGTTTGCTGCTGACTTTGACGATCGTGTGGATATCGAGCCGATCTGTGACCCCAGACAGTTCAGTCAGGCGCAGCGGATCGCCCGGGCGCAGAATAAGCTGCAGTTGGCGCAGCAGTTCCCTCAGGTGTTCGATGAGTACGAAGCTGCCCGGGACATGATGATGGAGATCGACGATTCCAACATTGACCGGTTAGTGCCTCCGAAGAAAGACGCGAAGCCGACCGATCCGATGACTGAGAACATGGACTCGGTGACCAAAAAACCGCTCAAGGCGTTCATTGATCAGAACCACGAGGCGCACATTGCTGCGCACATGGCTCACATGCAGAATCCTCAGTTCCAGGATAACCAGCAGATGAAGATGATGCTGGAGGCGCACGTGCAGGAGCACATGGCCATGAACTACCAGGTTCAAATGATGCAAGCCATGGGCGTCACTGACCCGGCACAGTTGAAAGATTTGCCACCCGAGAAGTTGGCGGTCATGGCAGCACAGGCCACTCAGAAGATCACCGGTCAGCAACAGGCCATGGCAGAGGCAGAGGCCAAAGCAGGGGAGCCTACTATTGAGCAGAAGGCCCTGATGAGCGAGATGCAGAACGATCAGACTGAGATCCAGCGCAAAAAGGCAAAGGATCAGCGCGACTACGAGGTCGGCATGGCCAAGATCAAGCAGGACGATCGAGACGCAGAGCTGCAAGCCGCTGCAGACATTGCACGGCTGAGGCAGGGGGGTCAGGACTCGGACGTTAAAAACATAGTATCTCTGATCAGTGCGGTGCAGACGCAAAACCAGAAGGAGCAGAAGCGGGACGCAGGCACTGATGGTCAGTGATGTATTCCGCCGATGTGTGGTATAAAGTGAAGTTATGGACACAGGATCAGTACGGGACAAATTTGTCAGACAGATTAACTCTGAGGTCGAGGCCGAAGACGAGCATATTCTGACTGGCGCATACGCCACGCTTGAGCAGTATAAGTCTGCCGTGGCGCGAAGAACCGCACTGGTTGAAGCCAGAGAGGTGTACCTTAAAATCTTGAGACGCGCCGAAAGCGAGGATGAACATGACGTCTGAAGCACAGAAGCTAACCCATGAAACGATCATGGACCACTTGGACAGTATTCCCCAGGTGCAAGGTTACAGGGTCATGGTCATCCCTGTTACTCATGAAGCCAAGACCAAGTCCGGCATTATTTTGCCGGAAGAAGTCAGGGAAAGTCAGCGTAATCATGCGGTGGTTTTTCGTGTCGTATCGTGTGGCCCAGAGGCCTACGGTGATAAAAAACGCTTTCCATCCGGACCTTACTGTGTGCCTGGTGACTACGTGCTGATAGCTCGGTACGTAGGCACCAGAATTGCCACACAGTATTGTGAGGACCTTCGGGTGCTCAACGACGACGAAGTTATGGCCGTCGTTCCGGATCTTGGAAGCGCGTTAGTCCTTGCTTAGGAGCAAATCATGGCTGATCGCGAAGAGTACGAAGTAGAAGTCGACATCGTCAACGACAGTGGGTACACGCCAGTCGGCGAACCACCCGCTGAAGGTGAAGAAGGCAAGCCAGGCGACGGAAAAGCTGAGGCTGACGACGGTGTCAAGCAAAAGCCACGTGTCAACAAACGGCGTGAGCGCATCGATGAGATGACTCGCAAATTCCGTACAGAAGAACGCAACACTGTGCGCCTCACACAAGAGGCAGAGCAGCGCCAGCAGCAGTACACAGATCTGGAGAATAAAGCTAAGCAGTCCCAGATTGATAGTGCCAGGGTGGTGTATCAAACACTGAACCAGAACAAGAATATTCTGGAAGCCAACCTCAAGTACGCCCGAGAGCGTGGCGATACTGATGCAGAAAACGCTATTAGCGATCAGCTCACGGACGCCCGTGTACGCGTTCAGCGCGTCCGGGAGTACTACCCACAGGTCGACCAGGATCAGGGCCAGCAACAAACGATCAGGCACGGCAATGATCAGCAGTCAGGCAGAGAAGTTGAGCAGCCTGCAGCGCAAGGGCAGAAGCCGGCTGGTAAAGACGAGCAGGTCCCTGACGCTGGTCTGGACTGGGTCGATGCCAATGCGTTTATTAAAGAGCGCAGTGAGTTACACCAGATCGTAAACCAGCACGACCAGATCCTGCGTGCCAAAGGCGTGGACCCATCCAGCCATGAGTTCTACGCGCAGCTCACCAAACGTCTGAAAGACGACTTCCCGGAGGATGCAGCCAAGCTGCTGGTCGAGAAGATGAAGTTTGACGACGATGACGACGGCGACGATGACGACGCCGGTGGTGGTGGCGAGGCGGACACCAAGGCAGACACCAACCGCCAGCAGCCCAGCACCGGCATGAACAGCAGCGGCCGCAACTCGCCAACGACGCCCCGAGGTAAGCAGAAAGTGAAGCTGACGCGGGAAGAGCACTCGTACTGCAGCCGCAACAACATTGAGCCGACTGCGTACGCCAAGCAAAAGTTACTTGCTGATACGCAGCGTAACTCGAACGGTTACACGAACATAGGCTGAGGAGGCCGTCATGGCTGAGCAAAAAAGAGTACCGCGGGCGCAAGAGACCCGCGAAGAGGAAGAGCGCGTCCCTGAGTGGAAGCCACCCTCCCAGCGTATTGAACTGAAGAATACGCAAGATCACATTTTCCGGTGGGTCCGCGTCCAGTACAACGGACAGGAAGATCCTCACAATATGGAAAAGAAACTGTCCGAAGGCTATACCATTGTGCGTCCGGATGATCCGGATGTAAGTGACCAGGTAGCACGCGGTGTGCTGCCAATGCGTAATGGCCGGATCGAGCGTGGAGGCCTTGTACTGTGCAAGATGTTGCGAAAACTTGCTGATCAGCGCAATTCGCATTATGCTAATGAAGCGAAGTTACACCAGCAAAGCGTCAGTAACGCCCTGAAACGAGAACGACACGACTCAATGCCGCTGACTGAAGATCTGAAGCGAAGCACAGGCCGCGAAGGGTAAACGTTAGATTGCTGCGAACCATGACATCTAAACGTGAGGCTTGAAAATGGCAAATCCTAATAATCCTTTTGGGTTTATTGCGGTTAAGTCCCTCAACGGGGGCGATACCTTCCAGACCCAAACAGTTCGCCTCGCCAGCGGATACGCGACCACCATCTACAACGGTGATCCGGTCAAACTGGTGAGCGGCAAGATTCAACGTGCGGCGGCCACAGATGCTGTTCATGGCATTTTTGTGGCGTTAAATTCACTGATGCTAAAGGCGAGATCCAGTACACGCAAACCTGGGAGGCTAGTACTGTCACCAAGGGAGCTGTGGACGCTGAAGCTCGTGTCATCTCTGACAAAGGCGTGGTGTTTAAAGCTCAGTTCACGGGCACACCGACGGTGGGTAGTATTGGCAGCTCCTTTACCCTCGACGTAAGCACAGGTTCAGTGGACGGTCGGTCTGGTGGTGGTGTAACCACTACTACCACAAGTGGCGTAGTGACTCTCTACGACTTCCTTGACGATGCTACGAACGAAGTCGGACAGTACGCTGTCGGCCTCTTCACGCTGAACTAAAACCTGGTAAGGGGGAGAACTACCCATGGCGATTAACCGTAGTCAACTGCGTAAGCAGCTCGAACCAGGGCTCAACGCGATTTTTGGTCAAGTCTACGCTTCGTACCCTGATGAGGGTGCGCAGCTGTACGACATTGAAAACTCCAACCGTGCTTTTGAAGAAGAGCAGATGGTCACGGGCTTTGCAGACGCCGTGCGTAAAGACGAGGGTGACTCTGTCAGCTTTGACACTGCGCAAGAGACGTACACTGCCCGGTACGACATGCTGACCTACGCACTGGGTTACGAGGTCACTGAAGAGGCCATTGAGGACAACCTCTATGAGTCTTTGACGACCCGGTACACCAAGGCACTGGCACGTTCCATGGCGCACACCAAGAACATCGAGGGCGCCAGTATCCTCAACTTCGGCTTCGCCGGAGGTGTGCGGGCTATCGGCGACGGCAAAGCACTGTTTGCAACCGATCACCCAACCCTGACCGGTGGCGGGCAGAGCAACACCTTTAACGTGGGTGCTGACCTGAACGAAACCTCTGTCGAGGACGCACTGATCCAGATCAAGGATTACCGTGATGAGCGTGGCCTGCGTGTTGCAGCCAACGGCGTTCGTCTCGTTATCCCGACCGAGTTGATGTTCGTTGCTGAACGTATCCTGCAATCGCAGCTGCGCTCTGGTACTGCTGACAACGACATTAACGCGATCCGTAACATGGGCCTGTTTACGAAAGATCCAGCGACACTGAACTTCCTGACCGATCCTGACGCCTGGTTTATCAAAACCGACGTTCCGAACGGCATGAAGCGATTTGAGCGTGTTCGCCTGTCTACCAAGATGGACGAGGATTTCAAAACAGGTAACCTGCTGTACAAGTGCCGTGCGCGTTACAGCCACGGTACGAGTGACTGGCGGGGCATGTTCGGCTCTCAGGGCGCGTAGCACCGGCAGCGAGACGTGAAAAAGCCCTGATTCTGTCGGGGCTTTTTTGTGTGCAGCCCCGTGGTATGATTAAATTGTTCTTTTGCTTCGTATCTGGAGATACTTTATGACTGCAAGTCACCAGTCCGGCCCGCTCTTTGTTGGCCCTGATGCCCCCCGAGTAGGACCTTCCGCAGACGGTGCGGTCGTGCTTACTCAAAAATACGACCTTACTGTGACCGATGCCACCAGTGGTGTCGGCTTTGACGCGTTCCGTAGCCCTGCTGACGCAGAGTTGATTGATGTGTCTGTCCTCGTTGTGGTTGCTTCTGACTCGGCAACGTCCGCTTCGCTGAAACTGACCGACGGTACCGATGATATTGTTAGTGGCTTCAACGCCAAAAGTGTTGCGGGTAGTCTGTTGTCGGTTAAGAACGGTGACGCTACTATTGCTGACACTGCTCTGTTCATGGCCCCAGCCGGTGGTGCGGACCTGAACCTGCAGTTGGTCTACACTGAAGTCGGTGCGGCCACTGTCGGCAGGGTCGTTGTCTACCTGACGTACGTACAAAAAGGTTCGGAGTAAGATCTGAGGTGGTGTAGTTTGAAGATGCCCGTCGTAGTACGGGCTTTTTTGTTTTGGTACACTAGCCGCACACGTAGAGAGTTCTGACACGGCCACGACGCGGAGACAACGATGAGCATACCCATTGAGTTAGAAGTTACAGTCGATAACGTGGCCGGAGAATCTGACTGGCTACCACTGAACCGGTGGGGGGATGCGTCGACCCGGATTGACGCGATTGCAACGGGCACTCCGACGTACTCCCTCGTCGGGACACAGGACAACGTGCTGAGAGGTGACCCAGCAGCTGCCGTTGAGCTTGAGGTGGCAGGCTGGACAGACTTAACGGCCAGCCAGGGCGCTGTCCAGCAGCTTATTTTCAGGGCTGTAAAGATCAAGGTGACGGCCGGCACCGGAAGCGTCGTTGTTCGCATGCAGTCAGAAGGCCACTGGTAAGATGGTAAAATCCAGGCTGCTACAGGGCCTATACACCGACATGTTCAAAGGTACTAAAGTTGGCAGGCGTATGCTTCGGGTAGAAGCCGGAGAGCGGGCGCTTGGTGACGGCCGAATTAGAAAACTTTCCTATGAGTTCTCGTTCGCTGATACCTCCGAGTTTGTCATTAAAGTAGTGGCACCAATCGCCTTCGGTCTGCGGTTCCAGAGTGTTCAAATAGATCAAGGGGGCTTGTACTTCCGGGCGTTCAGGCCAGGTACTGTCAACGTTACAGGTACGTTTGACACTACTATTGAGCTTTTTGGCGCTACAGGTGTCGATGGGATCGAGCCGTACACAAGTGTAGTTACATTTGAAACCGCTTCTGGTGGGTCGACACTTGACCCCAACGGGGATACACCTTCCGAGGTGGTAAGGCTACGAACGACAGAGAAGTCCAAAACGGCGCTCACAATAACAGGTGGATCATCAGACAACATACCGCTGCCACCTGGAACCTACTATCTGTCGTTTCAACCGCTGAGTGGTGCTGTCGGAGTGACCACCGGCGTCTATAACCTGAGGATTGAAGAACTGCCTGATGGCTTTTTTGAGTAGAGGGGTGGGCTGTGAAAAGTGGATACGGTAAGCCAAAGAAAAAAGGCGGCAAAGGCCGCGGTAAATAGGCGTCTTTGTTCGTTTGAGCGGGACACTGATATACTCACTGCCGGAGGAGATAAACTATGGCGACGTCCGGCACTTTTGACTTTAACCTGTCTGTAGACGAGATCGTAGAAGAGGCTTACGAGCGCATAGGCATGAACTCGCTGTCAGGCAACGATCTGCGGACAGCGCGTCGGTCGCTCAACCTGATGCTTACGGAGTGGGCCAACAAGAAAGTGACGCTCTGGACCGTAGAGCGCCGTACGATACCCCTTGTACAGGGCCAGTCTACCTACCAGCTCAACCCTGAAGACTGCGACCTTATGGAGGTGGCGCTTCGCCGGTCAGCCTCTGACATCGTGCTCAGTCGCACAAGCTGGGACGAGAGCGCGTACATCCCCAACAAAGCCCGTGAGGGCAAGCCTACACAGTACAAGTTCGACCGCCAGATTATCCCCCAGATTGTTCTGTGGCCGGTGCCGGATGGTAGTAACCAGAGCCTTGTTATCGATGTGTTCAAGTTCACAGAGGACGTGGGTTGTTACGCCAACGATGTCGCTACGCCACGTCGGCTGCTTCCGGCCATTGTTGCGGGCCTGGCCTATCACCTGGCAGAAAAGAAAAACCCCCGGGCACTGGCGGAGAAGCGAACACTGTACAACGATACCCTGAACGAGGCGCTGGCGGCGGATCAGGAGGTGTAGAGCTTCGTGATCAGTCCGTCCACCAGTAGACGGCGGCACCGGTGAGTGCTCTTGGCAGACGCAATCATAAGAACGGCAAGGGCCAGTGTGACCGTTGTGGGTTCATCTATAGGCTGAACCAGCTAAAGTACGAGTGGACGAACTATCGGGTCTGCGCGCAGTGCTGGGACCCACTGCCGGCACAGGACTTCCCGCGGCCGTTGAGGGCTGAGTCTACCGGCCTCGTGGACCCGCGGCCACGGAACAACACACCGGCGAACACCGGCACAGCCGTCGGCCAGTACCAGATTATCGGCCGCAACTGGAACGGTACGAAGCTGGAGCTAGACACAGGTGAGGTGACACGCGCATGACGTACGACGAGTTGATAGCCATCGTTGAGGCAGAAGTGATTGACCTTGACGACTCCTGGGACGCCAACAAGCCTTTACTGATTGAGCGGGCGCAACTGCGCATCCAGAGAACTCTTGACCTGAACGCCGATCGGCTGGAGAACACGATTATTGCCGCGTCGTCTCAGATGTACATGCCAGATGACCTGATCATCTTGAGACTGCTGCAGGTAGAGGGTGGAGAGTATCTTCTGCAAAAAGACCTTAGTTTTGTTCGGTCGTACTGGCCCGATCCAGTGCTCACCGGTGTGCCTCGATACTATGCGTACGTGGACGACCAGGTCATCCAGGTTGTCCCGACGCCAGACGACGTGCCTATGGTGCTCTCGTACACAGTGAGATTGCCTATTCTGAGTCCAAACCACAGCGCCAACTGGCTGTCAGAGTACACGCCGGAGCTGCTGCA